ACTCTGCCAAGCCCTACGTTGAGTTCTACACCACGAAGCGTGTGGGCGGCGATGTCGTGAACTTTGAGGCTCTCAAGCTGATCGAGTTCACTGCCTAAAGCACTAACGCGGGGCGGCAATAACGCCGCTCCGCAACCACGCCGATAAGAAGGATTCTTGAGATGCGTGATATGCTTTCCAACAAGCAGGTTGTTCTGCTTGGCACCGTGACTCTCTCTGGCACCACTGCCGGTGCTACTTCGTGGGTTGATACTCGTGGCTTCGACGCCGTCACTTTGATGCTTGCCACCGACACCGTGACCGATGCTGGCGCTGCTGCTGGCTTCACATTCACGGCCCAGCACTCCGACACGACCGTTGCTGGTGACGCTGCGGCCATTGTCGCTGCTGATTCGGTTAATGGCACGATTGCCCTGTCTGTCACTGCCGATGGCGATGACAACAAGATCATCGGCGGCATTGGCTACAAGGGTTCCAAGCGTTATGTTCGCATGAACGGCGTTGGCACCACCGGCACCGATGCGACCGTCAAGGTCTACGGCATCCTCAACAAGCCGCATCGCGCTGCCACCACGTTCGTCGGCAGCAACGTGGCCGCTACCTAAACTTGACTAAGGGGCGGGAGCAATCCCGCCTCTCCATTCTCTCAAGAGGTTGACCATGCAAGCGAAGATCACCGCCACTTACGGCTACAAATGCGCCCCGGATGGTCACACGGTTCTCAACTTCGCCAATGGACAGATCGTCTCTGGCAAGGTTGCCGAAATGGCCGTTGAAGATGGTGCTGCCGAGGCAATTGAAATCGGCCCCGTCGAGACCAAGATCGCGCCGCCATCTGAGACAAAGGTGCGCAAAGGCAAGCAGTCCGTCGCTGGTCAGAGGTAAAAGATGCAGAGCATCAATTTCAAGCGTGGCGATACGTTCAGCCTCGACTGCACCCGCAAAGATAGCGGCGGTACTGCTATCAATCTGACAGGTTACACGATCACATCTTCCGTCAAGATGGGCGGATCGTTCTCAGACACATTGACCGTCACTGTTACCAATGCGGCGGCTGGTCAGTTCACTCTGACAAAGGCAGCAGCAAACACGGCAAGCTGGCCCTTCAGTTCTGAAGATTCAACCGTTCTTTGCGATGTGCAGTTCGTTCTTTCCGGTATTATCAAGAGCAGTGAAACCTTTTCCATCTATGTCGTTGAGGACATCACGACTTGAGCCGGATCGATATTACATCTTGCGGAGTGACAATCACTGTTCCGGTATATCAGGACGGCATAATTAGCCTCGTTGATGAGCAAACAGTAACGGCGACAGAACTTCGTGAAATATATATCGGCCAGGAGATTTCTGTACCAGTATGCGATGGCTCTATAAACATCATAACAATTGATGTGACAGAAGGCGTGTTTCTCGCAATTAGAGACAGGTTCAATGCGTATATCTTTGATCGCTCAGGTGATTATATCAGGAGGGCGCCGTAATGGCATTTATTTATGATCTGAGCGATACTTGGAACGCTGGCGGAACTATTTTTACTGCGATCAAGATGAACGTCACCGATACGGCATCGGCAGCGGCATCGCGCCTTATTGATCTTCAAGTCGGTGGAACAACACGTTTTGGCGTCAACAAAACTGGTCAAGTTGAGTTTAGTGTTGGCGCTGTTGGCACTCCATCACTTTCTCCAGTTAGCGACACAAACACTGGCATGTGGTTCCCGGCGGCTGATACGGTCGCTTGGTCTACGGCTGGCTCTGAGCGTCTTCGCATAGACAGCACGGGCGTTATCAGCGCGACAAGCAGCAATTCGTTTTTGCCACAACTAATCTTGGTAAACACCGCAAGCAATAACTTTGGTCCCTATTGGCTAACTGCGAAGTATCGTGGGGCGGCACCAGCAAATGCTGGCGATACCCTTGGAACATTTCAATTTGATAGCGCAAACTCGTCAAATGTTGGTGGGTATCCTGCGGCTATTTTCCGCGCGATATCAAATGGCGCTGGGGCAACGTTTCATTCTGGCTATTTGCAGTTCATCACATACGATTTGTCGGGCACCTTCGGCGTTCGCATGGTTGTCAACGAACAAGGTGTTCAGACGACAGACGGCACGGCGGCATTGCCGTCAATTTCGTTTATCAATGATGCAAACACAGGTTTTTGGCGTCCAGCCGCAGACACGATTGCTTGGTCAACTGCTGGCTCTGAGCGCCTTCGTATAACAAGCACGGGAAATCTCGGCCTCGGCACATCTACATTTGGAACATCTGCTGCGACGGTTCTTGCAATCGCAACAGGAACCGCACCGACCACTGGCCCAGCCGACACGATCCAGATTTATTCTACCGACCTCTCGGCGGGCAACACGATGCTGTCGCTCTACACGGAAGGCACCGTAGTCAACGTCAACGCAACTGTTAACGCCACGCACCGGATTGCCATCCGCGTGAACGGCACTGTATACTACCTTCTCGCAAACACAGCAGCTTAGGAGGCGCTATGATTAAGCTTGAACTGACACCGGAAGAGGCCAACGCACTCGCAAACGTGATCGACCTTGCTATCAAGGCAGGTGGCGTGAGAACGGCGGCGGCAGCAATGCCGATCTTCCAGAAACTAGAACAGGCTGCAAATCAGCCGAAGGATGCTGAACAGTGATTAGCTTCAATTGGTCTTTCCCCTCTCTGGATGTGGTCCATAATCAAGTCGATGAGCAAACTGGGCTTGCGGTTCAGAATGTCGTGACCACCGTTCACTGGATTTATACGGCGCAGGATGGTGATTACACCGCAACGATGTACAGCACGGTCGGGCTTCCTGGTCCCGGCCAGCCGTTTACGGCGTATGAAGACCTCACAGCTGATATTGTGCAGGGCTGGGTGGAAAATGCGATTGGTGCCGATCAGGTGGCAGAAATGCAGAAGTCGCTTGCCAATAACATCGAAGCACAGAAGACGCCGCAAGGCGGAAGCATGACTCCTCCGTGGGAAAAATAACATGAGCCTTCGCGCCGCCGTTCCGCTTTATCAGTTCCGGGGTTCGGTTCTTACGTCCGCCCCTGCATCCGAGCCGGTGACGGCTGCGGAACTCCGCACGCATCTTCGCACTGATTCGACGGAACTCCCGGACGCGGAGGCCAATACGCTCATCACGGATGCTAGAACCGAGATCGAGAACATGATCGGCCTTGCGTTCATCACGCAGTCATGGCGGCTATCGCTTGATCGCTGGCCCGCTGGTGGCGAGGCGTGGTGGGATGGCGTGCGAGAAATGTCGATCACAGAACTGGCGCGCACCAGCACCATTCAAAGCCTTGTGATACCACGATGGCCTCTTCAATCGATCACATCGGTCACTGTCTACGATGAAGGCAGCAATGCAACGGCAGTCACGGTTGCCAATGTCTTCGACATTGACATCTACCAGACGCCTGGAAGGTTGACACTCAAGCGCGGTCAGACTTGGCCGGTTGCTCTGCGTGCAAATAACGCCATCCAGATCATCTATGTGTCTGGATTCGCCAATGCAGCAGCAGTGCCGTCTCCAATGAAACGTGCCGTCAAGCAGCTTGCGGCTTTCCTCTATAGCAACCGTGGCGATGACTGCGATGCAAGTGATGCCTATGACGCATCCGGCGCTTCGGTCATTATGGCTCAATATAAGGCCATGAAGATATGACCTATCCCAGCAGTCTCGACATTGCGCGCGGGCTGGCTTCTGGTTGTCGGTCATTCAACAAGTTTGGCCGGAACACATCTGTTGGTTCCAGCTTCGTGCCTGTATCTCGTTCTGGCTTCTACCGCACGCCCCAAGCAAATGCCCATGTTCATCTCCGCATCAAGGCTGGCGGCAATGCCAACGACACGGCCAACGGCTCCGGTGCGAGAGAAATTGTCCTCATCGGCATCGATGAGTTCGGGGACTACACCACTCAGGCGCTGGCAACAGCAGGTGCATCCGCAAGCGCGCAAACATCGAAGTCATTCATCCGCCTGTTTGATGTCTATGTGTCGAAGTCTGGAACGTATTCCACGCAGACCGCTAGATCGCACGCCGGGACGATAACCATTGAGAATGCCGCAGGAGGAGAGGACTGGGCAGTTATTGCAGATGGCACACTGGCACGTGGCAAGACAGAAATGGCTGTCTACACCACGCCCAGAGACCGCAGCGCGGCAGTCCGCAACGTGACCATCTCAAGCGATTCCGACAAGAAGGCCAACATCGTTCTCTACAAGCGAGAGAATATCTTGGAAGTAGCAGCACCATACAGTTCTATGCTCATGGTGACTGAGTATCCGCAGAGTTCCGGCCTAATCGACGTTGTTTTTGATCCGCCACTCTACTTCCCGCCGCTGTGCGACTTTGGCTTCCTTGCCAATGTATCGGCCAGCACCGTCGATGTCTCCGTCAACATGGACATTATAGAGTTTACCACCCGATGATGAAATGTTGCGACATGAATTCCGGCAAGCTGAAAGAGCCGGTGACGTTCCAGCGCCGCACCTTGACCAGTGATGGTGCAGGAGGCCAGACGGAATCCTGGGCTACCGTTTCCGGCGCACCGACCCGCGCCTATGTGGTGCCGGTTGGCGGCTCAGAGCGATTTGCCCATGACCGCACCGAGGCAACCGTTAGGTTGCGTCTTGTTGTGCGCTACACTTCAGCATTGCTGGATTCCGACCGCGTGCAGATCAGAAACAAGATCCACAACATCCGGTTCCTCGATAACATGGAGTTCGCCAACAAGTGGCTTCAGATCGACGTTGATGGCGGGGTCGCGGCCTGATGGCGTATCCTGATGTCAAGGTCGAGATCAAGGGCTTGAAAGAGGTCAACGCGGCCTTGCAAGCCTATGGGAAAGACCTTGGCAGATCATTGGAACTGATTGTCAAAGCAACCGCATTGGAGGCCGTCACGGACGTTCGCAAGGCCATACAGGGGCCACCGAAGACCGGAAGGGAATATGCCAGAGGCGTGAACAACGATAAGGTTCATCGAGCATCTGCTCCAGGCGAAGCACCGGCTACCGATAGCGGCGGGCTTGTCATTTCGATCTACAACGAAAACCGAGGCAAATATGCCAAGGCCATCGGAAGCCGTCTTGATTATGCTTACTACCTTGAATTCGGCACCTTCAAGATGGCGAAACGTCCGTCTTGGATTCCAGCCGTCGAGCGGGCGATTCCAAAGATGCTGAAACGAGTAGAGATTGCAATCGCCAAGGCCAAAGCACGCGCGGAGAAGACAACGAAATGAAATCCGATGACCTCCAGACGGCAGTCTACAACCGGCTTAACGACAGCGCCGTCACCAGCCTTCTCAGCACCTACTACAGCCCGCTCGTGGCGATCTTTACCGATGTTCCACAGGCGGCTGACAGTGAATTGGAATCGGCCTTCCCGTTCATCACCATCGGGGCTGACAC